CTCGTTTAGTTAATTGTTGGGATATAATAAGATGGGGGTCTTTGCTGTATTACTTGCGTGGGCGATACGCATATGGCACTTTGTACTATGCTCCCTAGTCATCTTTGGTGCATTGTTTTCAACGAACTTTCACGAGTGCTTCTTTATCTTAATATTACTGCTCTTCATCATCGGCTCACAGCGGGTCTACAAACGCTGTATATTTACAGAGTACGAGAAAGCCGATGGGCTTCCGAGTATGTCTGAAGTCATGAAGAGCATTGTATTATATAATGATTCAACGGTCCCCTTAGCATCGTTTGAACTTATGCTCGGCAACATTTTCGTATTTATACTTGTGTTCCGTATGATATCAATGGCGGTAATACCGTCAAAAATACTCTTCGCTTGACCGTTTATTTCTTTTTAAACACCATCTCCAGCACAAATAGCTGGCTTGGGTTGCGTGCTGGCAATATCTTATACTGTTTAGGATACTGCCTTACCGAATGAAGTAGTCGTACTTCGGACCAGTGCTGATAGTTCGCCTTCTCTTTCGCACTCTTAGATCTAGCATCCTTCCACTCCCGTAAATTCTTATTATGCCACGCAACACCGTAACGATCCACGCCGTTACCATCGTCCAGCGGCACTAATGCGACTGGGAAATTCTCCCAAATGCCCTTCCGTAGTTTGAGATCCGGCACCTTAAAACCGTCTAATTTTGACAAAATTTGTGAAACCGGCACCCATTAT